GGGGCCAAACTGTGGATGATCGGCACCGACACCGCTAAGGACTACCTGGCCGCGCGTTACCACCTTACCAGCGGCCCGGGCGCTATCCACTTCTCGGCCGAACTGCCGCCCGAGTACTACGAGCAGGTGACGGCCGAATATTGCATCGCCGTCTACAAGCGCGGGCGCAAGGTGCGCGTATGGGACAAGAAGAAAAACGACCGCAACGAGGCCGGCGACCTGATGGTCTACAACCTGGCCTGCGCCCACTACCTCGGTCTGCACAAGAAGACCGCCAGCCAGTGGCAGGCCGTGCGCGAGTTCGTCGATCCGGACACGCGCGACCTGTTCCAGGAACCGCCGGCGCCGAGCGCCAGCCAGGAGAGCGCGGCACCCCAGGCATCAAGCCCGGCACCAAGCCCCACAGCCCAACCCCGACAGGATCCATGGCAAGCGCAGAAACCGCAATCGACGACAACCCGCCAGCGACGGCCAGCCGGGAGGCAATGGTGAGCGAAGGCATTTTCGACAACCCTGACCTGTTCGACGCGATCTTCGCCTACATCGTGTCCGAGATGCCGGAGTGCGCCGAGCGCGCCGCCCAGCTCAAGGAAGCGACCCGCAAGGAATTCTGCGGCATCGAGATCTACATCCCACGCCGCTCGGCGCTGGAGCGCCGGCGCCTGGAAGCCGAGGTGCTCGGCATGTTCAACGGCCGCAACGCCACCGAGATCGCGCGCCGGCTGGGCATCGGGCGGACCACCGTGTACCGGATCATCAAGCAGGCGGGCGGCAAGAAATAATCGTCCCACTTTTCCGAGAAATGGAACGCTTGACCCGCTACGCTGGGCGGCATGGCTATCTCACAAACCGACCTTGACGCCCTCGACGCGGCGATCGCCACCGGCACGCTGGAGGTGGAATTCGACGGGCGCCGCGTGCGCTACCAGAAAACCGCTGACCTGCTGGCCGCGCGCGCCCACGTGGCCACGGTCCTGAGCCGCGCCGCCGCGCCGGCGCGCAAAAACACCTACCGCTTCACCTTCACCACAACCCGGGGCGACTGATGGCCAACCTGATCGACCGCCTGGTCGGCTGGATCAACCCGGAGGCCGGCATCGCGCGCCACATCGCGCGCCGCCGGCTCGAGCGCGCCTATGAGGCTGCCAGCCCGCGCGACCCATGGCGCCCGCGCCGCGCCGGCGCCAGCGCCAACACCGATCACCTGGCGGACGGCGCCACGATGCGCGCCAAGGCGCGCGCGCTGGTCCAGAACGTGCCCTACGTGCGCGCCGGCCTGGACGGCCTGGTGGCCGCCACCATCGGCACCGGCATCGTGCCGCGTGCCACCGGGCGCGAGAAGGACGCGATCAACGCGCTCTTCACCCAGTGGGCGCCAATGTGCGACGCGGACGGCCGGCTCGACTACTACGGCATGATCAAGGCCGCCTACGCGGCGATGGAGCAGGACGGCGAAGTGCTGCTGCGCCTGCGCCCGCGCCGCCCCGACGACGGCCTGCCTGTGCCACTGCAACTGCAGCTGCTAGAAATCGACTGGCTCGATAGCTTCCGGGTCGGCAGCTACAACGGCAACCAGATCCTGAACGGCATCGAATACGACATGCTGGGCCGTGTCGCTGCCTACTGGCTGTGGGACCAGCACCCGGGCGACCGCTCGCTGATCCGCACCGCCAAGACCCAAAGCACGCGTGTGCCGGCGTCCAGCATCATCCACCTGTTCAGTCCCGAACGTCCAGGCCAGGGTCGCGGCTTCACCCGCTTCGCGTCGGTCATCAACCGGGTGCGCGACCTGCAGCTGTACGAGGATGCCGAGCTGGCTCGCAAGAACAACGAGACGCGTCTGTCGGTGCTGGCCAGTGGCGACCTGAGCCAGATGGAAAATCCGGCCGCGCAAGGCGACGGCGGCGCCGGCCAGAAGGTGGGCGAGCTGGGCGAGCTGGGCGGCGGCGCGATCATCAACACGCCCCCGGGCTTGAACTTCACCGTGCTCGAGCCGAAGGCGGCGCCCGGCTACGTGGATTACGTGAAGTACAACCTGCACCTGGTGGCCGCTGGCATAGGCGTGCCGTACGAGATGCTGACCGGCGACATGAACGAGGTCAACTTCAGCAGCGCCCGAGTGCGCCTGCTGGACTTCCGGCGCGCGGTGCAGCAAATGCAGTGGCTGGTACTGATCCCGAAGCTGTTGGTGCCGATCCACGCCGCCTTTATCGAGGCCGCCTACCTGGCCGGCGCCATCAAGGGCCGAGACAAAGCGGTCGATTTCAGCCCGCCGAAGTGGGACTACGTGAACCCGCAGCAGGACGTGCAGGCCGACCTGATCGAGATCGGCGCCGGCCTGTCGACCGTCAGCGAAAAGCTACGCCAGCGCGGCTACGACCCGGCTGTCGTGGCCGCCGAGTGGAAATCGGACTTGGAGCGATTCAAGGAGTTGGGCACGCTAGAAACCATGCTGTTCATGCAGCGCGGGAACCTGCCGACCGGCTCCGGTATCCAGGCCGAGGCCGCTGGTGGAGCGAGCAAGTGAGCGCCGACCGGCGCCCCGAAAAATCGTTCCACTTTTCCGAGAAATGGAACAGTCGAATCCGCACAATGACCACATGACAACGCCAACCGCCCAGCACCACGCCAGCCGCTCCGCCGGCGACCCGCGCACCATGCCGCCGCTCAGCCGCGCGGCGGAACTGGTACCGGCCACCTTCAACGAAGCGGACAACACCATCGACGTGGTGTGGACCACCGGCGCGCGCGTGCGCCGCTACGACTGGTGGACCGAAACCGCCTACGAGGAAGAACTGGCGGTCACGCCGGAAGCGGTTGACATGTCGCGCTTCGAGGCCGGCACCGTGCAGGTGCTCGACGGCCACCGCGTATATGGTGGCGTGGCCGCCATCCTCGGCATCGCCACGCGCGGCAGCATCGAGAACGGCGAAGGGCGCGCCACGCTGCGCCTGTCCACGCGGCCCGAAATGGCCGGCATCGTCGCCGACATCCGCGCCGGCATCATCCGCTCGATCAGCTTCGGCTACAACGTCACCAGGTACGAGATCACCCGTGCCATCGACCGTACCGACGGCGTCAACATGCCGCTGTACCGAGCCGCCGCGTGGCAGCCGTACGAAATCAGTTTCGTCACCGTCCCTGCCGACGCCGACGCGAGCACGCGCCAGCAACCGGCAAGCGGTGGCATGCCGTGCGAGTTCATTACCCGGGCGAGCGCCCAACCCACTCCAACCTCACAGGAACCCACCATGACCCAAGGTACCCAGCCGGGCGCTCAGAATCCCGCGCCCACCGACCCGAACCGCGCCGCCGAACCGGCCCCGGCCCCGGCTCCGGCCGTCGCGCCGGCCACCAGCGCGCCGCCCGCTGCCGACGCCGCCAGCCGCGCTGCCGACATCACCGACCTGTGCGTGCGCCATGGCGTGGCCAACCTGGCCGCCGGCCTGATCCGCTCCGGCAATTCTGTCGACCAGGCGCGCGCCGCCGTGCTGGAAGAGCTGGCCCGCAACGACGCCGCGCGTGGCGGACACCAGAATGTGCGCGTGCAGACCGTCTCCGACGAGCACGAAACCCGCATCGCCGGCATCACCGAGGCGGTGCTGCACCGGGTCGACGCGCGCGCCCAACTCACCGACAATGGCCGTCAGTACCGCGGCATGACGCTGCTCGAGCTGGGACGCGACCTGCTGGAGTCGCGCGGCGTCAACACGCGCGGCATGGACCGCATGCGCCTGGCGTCCGAAATGCTGCAGTTCCGCTCCGGCATGCACTCGACTTCCGACTTCGCGAACCTGTTTGCCAACGTCGCCAACAAGCGCCTGCGCGCGGCCTACGATGAAAACCCGGGCACCTACGCGTTGTGGGCGCGCCGCGCGCCGAACGCGCCGGACTTCAAGAACATCTCGGTGGTGCAGCTGTCGGGCGCGCCGGACCTGCTGCAGACCAACGAGCACGGCGAGTTCAAGTACGGCACCATGAAAGACGGCGCCGAATCGTACAACGTGCTGACCTACGGCCGCATTGTCTCGCTATCGCGCCAGGCGCTGATCAACGACGACCTGCGCGGCTTCGACCGGCTGGTGGCCGCATTCGGAAACAGCTCGCGCCGGCTGGAAAACCGCACCGTCTACAGCCAGCTGACCGCGAACGCCAACATGGCCGACGGCGTAGCCTTGTTCGAGGCCGGCACGCACAAGAACCTCGGCACCGGTGCCCCGTCGGCACTGCAGTTCTCGGCACTGACCACCGCGCGTGCCGCGATGCGCGTGCAGAAGGGCCTGCAGAACGAAGAGCTGAACCTGGCCCCGGCCTACCTGATCGTGCCGGCGGCGCTGGAGCAGACCGCCTACCAGCTGACCAGTTCGAACTACGTGCCGGCCAAGCAGGCCGACGTGAACGAATTCCGCACCGGCGGGCGCACCTCGCTCGAGCCGATCATCGAGCCGGTGCTGGACGCCAACAGCGCCACCGCCTGGTACCTGGCCAGCAACAACGGCCAGATCGACACCGTCGAATACTGCTACCTGGACGGCGCCGAAGGTCCGGTCATCGAGAGCGAAGTCGGCTTCGAGGTGGACGGCCTGTCGTACAAATGCCGGCTCGACTTCGCCGCCAAGGCCATCGACTACCGCGGCGTGTACAAGGCGGCCGGCGTCTGATCCGGCGCCCCATCCACCGAATAGAAAAGGAACTCGGACATGAAAAATTTTGTGCAAGGCGGTGAAGTCATCACCGTCGCCGCGCCCTACGCTCTCACCAGCGGCCAGGGCGTTCTGGTCGGCAGCCTGTTCGGCGTGGCCGCCTTCGACGCGGCCAACGGCGCGAACGTCGAAATCGCCACCGAAGGCGTGTTCGACGTGACCGCGCTGACGGCCGACACCGGCGCCCAGGGCACCAAGATGTACTGGGACAACACGAACCGCCGCCTGACGGTCACCGCCTCCGGCAACACGCTGGTCGGCGCGCTGCTGGTCGCCAAGGGCGGCAGCGACACCACCGCCCGCGTCTACCTCGACGGCGTGATCCGCTGATTACGAGCCGCCCATGTCCTTCGCCGCCTTGCAAATGACCGTCAACGCCAGCGTGCTGCGGCACTTGGCCAACGCCACCGTGCTGATCGGTGGTGCCGAGGTTGACGGCATCTTCAGGAACCCCAGCGTCGAGGCTGCGCTGGGCGCCGGCGCTGCCGACACCCGCCCGACCGTGCAGGTCGCCGCAAGCGCGGCACCGGCCGACCCGGTCGGCCAGACGATCCAGATCGACGGCGTGCCGTACGAAATCGTCCTCGACGCGCCGGACGGTACTGGCCTGACCCTGCTGACCGTGGAGCGCACCCAGTGAGCACCGCGTTCGCGCAGATCGTCACAGCCATCATCGGCGCGCTGTCGGCGTCGCCCGCTGTTTGCGCCACGATCTACCGCGCCCGCCCGATCGACGTGCCGCAACAGGTCGAACAGGCCATCAACGTGCAGTGGGACGCCGCCACCGCCGACGACGGCGTCATCGCCGGCGCACCGATCGACTGGGCCAGCCGCGTCAGCGTCGAATGCTTCGCGCGTAGCGTCAGCGAATCGGGCGACCTAGCCGTCGATCCGCTGCTGGCCGCGACTTTCGAGCGGCTCGCCCAGGACAGCACCCTTAGTGGCCTGGTGGGCAACCTGCGCGTCGTAGGCATGGAGGCAGAAAACGCCGCCGAAGCCAGGAAGACCGGATGGGTGCGCATAACCTACCTGGCCGACCACCGCACCAGCAATGCAACCTTGAATTGACCATGAACCAATCCGACAAAACCACGCCCCCGCTGCCCGGCGGCGGCTCCTGGCGCTACGACGCGGCCGCGCGGCAGTGGATCGCCAGTGACGCCCCGGCCGCGCCCGAACAACCCGCGCCGGCGCCGGCCTCGACCACCCCCGCCACCCCCGAGGAGTAATCCATGTCCCGCTACATCCGCAACACCCTGATCCTGGCCAAGGTCGAGACCACGGCCGGCACCGACGCGACGCCGACCGGCGCCGCCAACGCGATCCTGGTCTCCGACTTCAGCATCACCCCGCTGGACGCCCAGAACATCGACCGCAACCTGGTGCGCGGCTACTTCGGCGCCAGCGAGCAGCTGGTCGGCCCTGCCAGCGTCAAGTGCAGCTTCTCGGTCGAACTGGCCGGCTCCGGCACTGCCGCCACCGCCCCGGCTTGGGGCCAGCTGCTGCAGGGCTGCGCTTCCGGCGAGGGCCTGCTCACAACGCCGAACCGGGTCGAGTACTCGCCGGTATCCACCGCCCTCAAGACGCTCACGATCTACTACTACGACGACGGCGTGCTGCACAAGCTGCTGGGCGTGATGGGCGACGTCACTATCAGCGCCAAGATCGGCGAGCGTCCGATGCTCAAATTCGACTTCATCGGCACCGACGGCGGCGTTAGCGCCGCCAGCGCCAGTGGCACCTTCACCGCCTGGAAGAAGCCGGTGGCTATGACCAAGGCCAACGTGATCGACATCACGCTCGGCTGCACCTACGCCGCCGGCGCGATTTCCGGCGGCGTCGTCTACCCGAGCACCGGCCTGGAGCTCAAGTTCGGCAACGCGGTCGGTTACACCGCGCTGCTCTCGAGCGAGACGGTCGACATCACCGACCGCGACTCGACCGGCTCGTTGGAGTTGGACCTGACGGCGGCGCAGGAGGTGACGCTGATGGCGACCGTCAAGGCCAACACCACCCAGGGCTTGGGCTTGACCATCGGCACCGTGGCCGGCAACAAGATCATCCTGTACGCGCCCGCGACCCAGCTGCTGGCGCCGAAGAAGGTCGACAAGAACGGCAAGCGCCTGATTGGCTTCGAC